TCTGGAGAAAGTTGTTTGCAAATAGTTGATTATTGTAATTGGGCAATTCAAAGAGCTTTTATAAAAAGTGATATGAGGTATTATAATTATTTAAAGGAAAAATTCGGTTTAATTGTTGATTTATATGATTTTAAAGATGGTTGGAAAAACTTTTATAATAAAAAGAATCCGTTCGATATAAATAAAATAAGCCCTTTACGGCTAGGTATAAAAAATATACTCACAGCATGAAGCTGACTTTCGCTCATAAAGGACTTATACTATTATATGCTTTCTCTTTATTATTATACTACATTTATGTTAATCAGTCAAATAATTTAATTATTATATATCACAATAAAAGTAAAAAGTCAATAATTTGTATAAAAAAATAAAATTTTTAAGGAGGTGAAATAATGGCAGGATATAAAAGAGAAGTTCGACCTGGTGTATGGAGATTAGAATATCAGCTAGATAGTGAAAAATATAGTAAAAATGTAAAAGCCAAAACTCCTACACAAGCAGAAAAACTATTGGCTAAGTTCATAACAGAAATCGAGGAAGGTACTTATCAAAGTTCAAACACTGTTACTTTTTCTGAGTTTGCTCAAACATACTTAGATAACTACGCTAGACAGCAATGTAGACCTATAACTGTACAGGGTTATAAAGGGCTATTAAATAACCGAATATTAAAATATTTGGGAAGCTATAAGATAGGGAAAATAACTCCTTCTATATTAAATTCCTTTTATAATACAATTGCAAATGAAAAAGTTAAAAAGGATATTAATGGAGAAGTAGTTGAATATTATACATTTGGTCAAGAACACTTAAATAAGCATTATAATTTAATAAGTGGCATACTTTCCTATGCTGTAAAAATGAATATACTAAAAATTAATCCTAATAAGAATGTACCAAAACCCAAAACTAAAAGACATGAAGTTAAAAGAAGAAACTTCTATACCCCAGAACAATTAAAACTATTTATAAAAAAATTGGAAAAATCTAATAATGTAAATTTTAAGTTGCTTTGTTATTTGGCTATAACATTAGGTCTTAGAAAAGCCGAAAGCTATGGAACAAATAAACTATCCCTACAATTTGATGAAAATAAGTTCTGGGTTAATACTTCTTGTGAATATGTACCTCATCAAGGCAAAATTTATACAGATTTAAAAACAACTGGTTCTGATAGGATTTTAGAAATGCCAGAAATCATAAAAAAAATGCTTATCAATTATAATTTTGAAACTGAATATCTATTTGAAAACATTTCAGTAAGCACTATAGACAAATGGCTAAGGGCATTTGTAAAAGAAAATAATTTACCTAAAATTTCTTATCACGAATTGAGACATACTCACGCAACATATTTGTTAAGCAATGGAACAGATTTAAAAACAGTTCAAAATAGGTTGGGGCATACGGATATATCAACTACAAACATTTATGTTCACGCCTTAGAAAGTAATGATAAAAAAGCAACAAAAAAAATAGACAAGTTATTTAAGTAATTTTTTTAAGCACAAGTTCGCCTAAATTTCGCCTAAACTTATCTATCTCCTTTGGAAGTGGTGCACTTAGCTGGATTCGAACCAGCGGCCTCTCCCTTAGGAGTGTACTTAAATATTTTACATCATTTTATTATAATTGTCAAATGTCTTGCAACTGTAGCAGTTCACCATTTTTGTTGATTGCATTAATATACATAAAAACGCATTAAAAAACATACTTTTTCACAATTGCTTCGCCTGAATTTCGCCTAGCCTTTGTGTCAAAATTTCAATTTCCATTTTTGAAAACCACTCATTTTCTTTACCTAATTCATTTTTTATTTTTTGATATTCATTTTCTGGAATTATTACTACATCTTTTTCCATATTTTTTTCTCCTCATCAGAGAAACGCGTTTCTTAATTTGACTTAATTATACAGCAGAATTTGCAGTTGTCAAGAAAAATCGTTCGACAAATGGGTTGCATAATATAGTTCAAGAAGTTTTCGACAAATTGAATGTCTTAATTCTGTAGAGTTCGCTGTTTTGAATATGTTGCTGACAGCAACATATAGAAAATTATAAATATTTGTTATAAAATATGTGCATACTATTTTAGGGGTAATTTTATGTTTGTATTCGTAATAAAAAATATTAGGGAAAGAAAAAATTTAACTATATATAAATTAAGTAAAGATACTAACTTATCGAGAACTTATTTAAGAAATTTAGAAAACAATAAAACATTTAACCCTACCATGCTAGTATTAGAAAAAATTGCAAGAGTTTTAAATGTCAGCATTAAACAATTATTCTATTCTCTTGATGAAATAGAACCTTTGAGAAAAGAAATGTATCGTAGAATTGATATATACGGTCTTGGCTCTAAGGAAGTTATGGAAATAAGTCAAATAATTGATTTGTTGGTTAATGTAAAATTAAAAGACTAGCTACAATCTCCGTAGCTAGCCACTCCCTATTTTAGACTACCAGCAAAGTGTAGTCTATTTTTATTATAACATATATTGTCAAATTATGTAAGGTTGTAACAATTTTTCAAATATGTAATTACGAAATGTAATCTCCTATTTTTCATTTCAAACATAAATATTACATTTTTTTCATTTATATTGACAAGTATATTTTTTTATTATAAAATAAGCGTGTTGTTAATCACCAATTCTGAGTTGGATGTATTAATTAGCAGTTAATACTGCTAGTTAATAACAGATTTTAACTGTTAATAAACTGCATCCACTCACTGCAGTTAAGTTTGGACTTGGGAGGTGATTATATGAAGAATAATTTGGCAACTTGGTTTCTTGGTATTACTTCGGTTTTACTCGTTGTCGGCTTTGTAATTTGCTTTTTAGCATTAAATGGGTTTAGTACTCGTATTACATATTCGCAAGAAAAAATTGAAGTTCACGCGGAGAACTCCAATTCTTCTTCTAACAACACTTAAATGAGAATTTATCTCAAAGCAAGAGTTTTTCTCTTGCTTCTCTTTATACTTTAGTATATATAATATTTATTATCTTTTGTCAACATTTATTACAAAAATTGTAAAAACTTAATATTTTTGTAATATAAACAAATTGTTGTAATAATTTTGTAATACTATTGTAACATTTCTTTTTATCTTTGTCAAGTTCATTGTGCAGAAAAAATGCTGATTTTTAGCCAAAAATCGACCTTTCAGAATCGATTTTAAGCTGTTTTTATTTTTTAGACATATACTTTGTTGTCTTAAAAATGGCTGTTTTAAGATAAAATTTCATTTACTCTTTTTTGCACTGCATTATAATCATACCCAGCATTTATTAGTCTTGTTTTTCTATCTGTTCCATTGCCCCAATCCCCTCTTATTACTTCCTTTGCTAACTCATCAATGTTTTTTGAAGGTTTTGGTTCTGTTTTATTTCCTAATAATTTTTTGTTTACTATATTTTGTATTTCATTATAGTCATATCCTGCATTTGTAAGTTTTGTTTTCCTATCTGTTCCATTTCCCCATTTTCCTGCTATTACCTCGTTTGCAATTTCTTCATTTGTTTTATTTTGACTTGGTTCAGGTTTTATAGGCTGTTCTTGCACTGCGTTTATTTTGTTTGCTTCTTCTATGATATAATCCATTTTTGATAATAAATATTCACCAGGGCATGTTGTTGCTATATACATTTGATGCCATACTAATGTTTTTCCTTTTACTAATATAATATTATTTCTCTTTGCTACATCTGCTACTAATCTTATTAAGCTATTTAAAACTGTATCACTTATTGGCCAGTTTCCTCCTGCTGAACTATTAGATGTTTCTATTGTTACTGATTTACAATTACTATCCCAATTTGAGTTAGACCATGCTGTATCTGCTTCATCAACATATTGTGCTATTCTGCCATCACTGCCAACTCCGTAGTGAGCACTAGCTTGCCTATTACCTTGAAAAATTCTGCCACACTGTTCAGCTGTTAAAACTCCTGCCATATGGTGTATGGTTATTGTTTCTATTTTTCTTCCGCTTCTGCCACTCGAAAAATGTGTTGCTTTAATAAATTTTTCTGCTAATTTTGAATTACTCATTTTCCTCCCCCTTCCCTTCACTAAATTCTTTTTCTTGTTCTTCAGATAAAATTATTTCTTCTGGTTCTTTTTCCATAAATTATTCCTCCTTTTTAATAGCTTTTTGTCCTAACAAATATGTTCCAATTACTCCTTGAACTACTGCAATAACTTGTACTATTTGTATTGCGTATGGTATTGTTATTCCATCAACTGCATTTATCCCTGCAACTAATGCACTCACTATTGCTAATATATTTGTTAAATATTTTGCTATTGTTTTTAATTTTTCCATTCTTTTTCACCTCACCTATTTTAAACCTAATTTTATTGCTATATAGGTTAGTATTGTTGCTAATATAAAATAGAAAATATAGTCTATTAATTTATCCCATTTTCGTCCTTTACTTTTATCAACTTCTTCAAGTTTGGTATTTATTCCAGCAACATTCTTCTCTACATTTTCCATGCGAAAATCCATCTTTTCCATTATTACATAAGTCTTTTTAAGCTCATCTATGTCTTTTTCTTGTTCATCCAGCCTGTGATGAGCAGACTTATCGCTCTGCTCTACTTTTACTAGCCTCTCTACTAAATTTGTATTTTCCATACTTTTTCCTTTCTACTCTACTTTGTAAAGTATATATAAACTAAACCACTTGTTATGTTAAATCCTGTGTTATTAGTAACCCAAATATTTGCCCCAGAGATATGTGTTTCAATATTTTGGTTCGGTAAAGTCCATCTGGCATCTGCGTCAGCGCTATAAACAGAACCTATATGATATAGAATATTTTTAGTTGTAATACCTGTTGCTTTTGCAAAACTAGCTGATTTTGTGTTCGCAACGGCTCCTGTTTCACAAACTCTAACATATTCCTTCTTACCGTTTACAATCCTTCCTGTTTCAATATCTGTGTCATAGATTATTCTGTTACAATTTTTAAATTTCGTAAATTGAGGTATCAAAGTTCAACACCTCCGTTCTCTTTTAGAATTACTTGTGTGTGTGTGTGTGTGTGTACAGCCACAACGGTTTGCTCGTTTTATCATATTTATCATCCTTTCTTTTTTATCATCCTTTCTTTTATTTCCAAGTACCAATTGCTATATAATGCGCTTTAATTGGATTCGTTGGAACTTTAACAGTACCAGAATCTATTAGCACAGGATAAGTTGTAAAATAACTAGCATCTGAATTTGTAACAGTAAGTAATATTTGCTTGCTATACGCATAAATATTTGTAGCAACAACATTATATCCAGTATTCTTAAATGCTTTGGCAAAATATGTAGGCGACTCTGATGTATTTGCATTTATAGCAATAGTACCAGTACATATCATTAATCCATTAGACCATTTTGTATATCCTGTTCCACTTTCTACTATATAAGGTCTATTTATTAATTCTTTAATTTTTCCCCATACATTAAACACTATACTCACCGCCTTACTATAAATTCGAAATATTCTCCTGTTTCTGCTCCCCAGTCTGCTGTGAGCTTTATTTGATTACTTACTGCATTTGCTTCTCCAACTTCCTGATAATGTCCATCTGTTCCTGCAGCATCACTGCTTAATAGCAATTTTTCTCCCATGTAGAAAACATCTAATGTGCCTACTCCGTACCTTATAATATGCTGGCATTGTTATTGTTCCTCCGCTTTGCTACATCTGCAGTTAGCTTTAAAAAGTATGATGTTTCATTTATGTTGTTTTGAAATTTATTAAAAGTATCTGCATTTGCTTTTGTAATGTCATTTTGAAAATTAATTTTTTCCATTCCAGATATCTCCTTTCAGTTTGTTTATTTCTTTCTTCAGTTCTTCTATTTGTTGCTGTTGTTCTTGAATTGCTTTTGTTGCCATTGCTATTAGTGCTTTTTCGTTTAGTAAATATGTTTCCCCATCATCTTCTTTTATTTTGTTTACCAGTCCTGGGTTAATCTTTTCTAATTCCTGTGCTATGTAACCTACATATTCATGTTTTCCATTAGATTTCCAATCATATTGTCTGTGTTTAATTTTCATTATTGTGTCAACAGCACTAATTTCTGCATTCTTTATATTCTTTTTAAATTTTTTATCTGAATTAGCGTTTTGACAATAAATTGAACCTCCTCCGGCACTAGATTTTAAAACAGCAATTAAATAATCTGTTCCAGTATTATTGAATCTTCTAACATTGTCAGAATTGGGTATATCATTAAAAGTTCCATTATTGCCACTAATTTCTCCGCTAGCACTAATACTATCAATTCCAAGCAACGAATTATCCATAAAATTAAAATCATAACCACCTGTTGCCGTTGGGTCTGCATACATTTCTAATTGTTCATATAGCTTTAAATAAGAACTATTTAACACAAATATTAGATTCCCAGCAGAGTTATAAATGTAAAAGTCATCTGTATTTCCTATTGTTGTTTTCTTTCTGTTATCAGTCTCTTGTCCTTGTATGTAACTACTATTCATGTCTTGCCCTAAAAACAACGTTTTTTCTTGCATTATCAGTGGAGCTTCTAACAAGAATTTTCCACCAAATTCTGTCCCTGAGTCGGTATTGTAACCAGAATAAGAAAAAACAGGAAAATATTTTGTTTCCCCATTTATTGTTTTATTTATCCCCCAGCTCATGCTACTACCTGATACATCTCCATTTATATAGAAAGAAACTTCAGCATTATTTATTCCTATGTTTCCAATTTCTTTTCCTGTAGAATTAAAAAAGTGCATTCCAGTTTTATCTAAGGACATTAACAGTTTTTGGTTCTTGTCAAGTATCTGTAACATTGCATTTAAAAACTTTATAAATTCAGAAATAGAGTTCCAAGCGATTTGAACACTCTCATAGTTTTGTGTTATTTTAGTTCCTATTTCAGCATCATCTACTTTTTTATTTACTACACTCATTATCTGTCCTGCTGTTTGTTCTACAAGTGTGTGCATTTCTACTTTTTCAGCAAACACATCAGTATATTCGCTTTTTACAACATATTTTGCTTCTATTTCTGCACTATAATTTTTTATTTGTATTATGTTTGTACCTTCTGCAAGTTCTATTTTTAATGTTCCTATGTTTTTAACGCTTTCGCTTTCTTTTACAGAACCATCTGCATTTATTCTTCTTATTACCTTAGCTTGTCCTTTTTCTAATATGTATTCATCATAAATATTTCCATTTTTTCTTAATACATCATCTATACCAAGTTCGTAAATTTTTGTATTGCTTTTATCATCCGTTACTGTTATTTCACTATCGCCTTTTAAATATAATTCATCACTTAAAGTTACTGTATCATTTAAGTATAAACAATCGAAAACTGTATTATTTCCCTTAATTCTAAGTTTTACTAGTTCCCCTTTTAAGCAATTTGCTAAAATAATTGTTTTATTTCCAGCACATATTTGTGTTAACTCCACAACATTTTCAACTTTCTGTTTAATACTATTTATATCTTGTTCTTGTTGTGTTAGTTTTGTTTCATGTTCAGTAGTTTCTTGCGTTAGTTGAGTTATTTTCCCATCTATTTGATTAATGCTTGTTTCTACTCTTCTATTTATAGTTTTTTGCGATGGCGTTCTTGTAGTTGTTTCTTCTTTTGCTTTACATTGTATTTTGCTTTCAATATTTGCAATCCAACGTCCTGAAAATTGCATTGAACCTTGGTATATTACATTTTTACCATCTATAACAACGATATCTCCTGTATCTAGTGCTGGGTCTATTATGCTTTCGCCCTCAAAACTGTAAAATTCTAGTCCTTTTAATGTGTTGTAAATATTATTGATTTGGTCTTGATCTACTATGTACATATTGTCTTGGCTGATATAAACTGTATTGCCTGTTGTATCTCCTTTTTCAAATAGTTGTGTTCCATCATCATACCTTACACGTGTTATTTTAAATTTTTCTCCCCATTTAAAAGTCTTAAACAACTTTAATGGAAGTGTAACTGAACTTTCTCCAATTGTTTTTATATATAGTTTTCCATCTCTACCTATTACTGCTATTCCACCAGCTTGTTCTGCTATATAACTTAAATAAGTTCTTGCTGATACTGTATTGTCGTACACTGCTATTTCCTTATTCATGTTTAAAAAAGAAGTAGAACCGAAGTTCTACTCCTGCTTTCGTACACAAGTCTTGTAGTACTTGTACTATTTTTGCTTTTCCATTGTTGTTATCTATTAGCGTTTTTCCATTATAATTAAATTCAAATTTAATCATATTATCACGTAGTTTTAATGTTACCGTATAATCATCATCTTTACTTATTTCATCTACGTTGAATATTCCAATTGGTACTATTTCGCCTGTTATTCCACTTTTTATTTCTATTTTATTTATAGTTGATGGTACTACTGATTTATATAATTTTAGTTCTATGCTTTGTGCTTCTACACATCCCAAGACAAACTCATCACTTGAAAATGCTTTTCTTGAAGGTTTACAGTCTAATACATATTTAGAGTTTATTTCTTCATCATTTATATATACTTTTAATAAATGCGTCACATTGTATACTTTAGACTCATAGTTATTACTTGTACTATACATTAACTATTTGCCTCCTCTACTGCTGTTTTTTGTGCTTCTGTTAATTCTTTTTGCATTAAATTAAAAGAGCACTTCCATTTTGTTTTGGAAGTACTCTTTTCTTGTTCTGTACTTATCATTTCGACTTTTCTTTTCG